CTTTATCCATCAAATATAGCTCGACTAGATAAGGGTCATCTAACGGCTTCCAGTTGTCATCGAAGCACAAGATATAAACGCCACAACGCTTACCGCGTATTTCTGTTGCTTGCTGACGTGTTAATTCCATCAGAACAGGATCTAGCCCTGATAGGGTTATCGTTACAGGCTCAATAGAAACAATCGCGGAAGTCTGAACGCCGTCTATGGACGCGAGCTCTCCAAGTCCAAGCCATTCGGTATTGTCGTTTGCTGTAAATGTTCCGCGCCCCATCCAGCATTGAATTGTTTCACTAGCAAACTCAAACCTAACGCCAATAGCGACATGAACATTACGGCCCGAAACCATCTCTTGAACGGTTTCGGAGAAAAAGACTTCCTGCGTCACCAGTTAGCCTCAATGAAGTCAACAGATACGCGAGAAACCCGGCCAAAGTCGTTTGACAAAGACAAAGCTCTTGAGTCCGTAACGAGATAACCAACCATGCGCGGGTCATCTATCTCAAGCTGTGTGCCTGACGGATAGCTTTGACGCAGAGGCGGCCAAATACTCCAAGAGTCGCCATCTATACCTTGAACAAGGTGTAAGCGGCCATTAATCTCAAAATAGTCACCAGCCTCTAAATTTGAGACTGCGGAATTTTCTACGCTGATATAAACGTCACCGCGCACCGCACTAGATTTTAAATAGCAATCACCAGTTGACTGAGTAAAAACTGCGCCATCTTGAAAATCTGACCAACCACTTCCTGTTGTTCCCCAACATAATGGGTTGCCGCCTCCCCACGTTAGTTCAGCTAAAGCCCATTCTAAAACATTCTTTAAAGTGCCGATCTGATCAAAATATGTGGTTTGAGGTAATATACCGTTACGCTTCGCCAGCATATTTGGCGAAAATTCTGGCTTTACATATATAGGCTTAGCGAATGCGCCTATAGCAGACCAGATAGAACGAAACTGGCGATATTTATTACCATGAACTGGAATACCCTCGTAAGATATTAACCACCCGCCCGACGATGACGCGACAACTTGCTCTCGACCGTCTAATGGTTTTGGCCCCTTAAAGACAGGACGATCAATCGTCACCGTCATATTCATTGGAACTAAGTTATCTGGCCATAGAGCGATTGTGGGATCACGCATTAAATAGACCGCCGTTGTGCTTCAGCCATTATATTCGGAACCTGACGCAAACCGTCTTTGATCATCTTTTGCACAGTCACAATGATCTGCCCGTCACTCATTTGACGTGCATCAACTTCGGCATTGGCATAATTATGAATGGTGATTTTAGATCCACCATTATTATTCATAGGGATGATATTTGCCGGGCCTTGAATGAGCTCTGGCCCTGCTTCTCCAGCTATGCCCCATTTGCCAGATGGAATAGACCCGCCTTCTGCAAAATAACCTGCGAACATCGACTTTGCCGCGCCGCCAAGCATTCCCAAAATTCCACCTGTATTACCGTTTTTGCCGCCTAATCCCATCATCTGACCAAAAGCGCCGTCGCCCGTTAAAGCGCCCTTTAAAGCGTTATTAGCCAGCATTTTAACTAGGTCACGCAACACATCTGTTATGCGCTTGCTGCGATCCATAAGACCATCAAAGGCATTTATAGCTGTATCAGCAAATTGGCTCATTAGCTGGTTAAGCCCCTGCTGAGCCGTTCTTAAATTGTCTACTTGAAGTTTTGCTTGTGCAGCGCCCGTTGCATACTGCGTAATTGTATCGCGCATACCATCGGTAAGCGTCTTACCTTCTCTTGATGCAATGACGTTAGCTTTAGCGAGTGCTTCAGCTTTTGCCTTTTCGACATTACCAAGCGCCCAATTATCTGCCTCTGCTTTAGAAACTGCGGCGGCTTCTTTAAGGCTATCAATATAAGATTTTAATGGATCAACTTGAGAACCTACGCCTTTATCCATTTTTGATTTGGGCAGGCTGTAAATTCCACTTAGATCGACAGATTTTGGTTTAGAAGCCGCATTAATATTAATGTCAGGTAGTTTTTGCTTATCTTGAAGTCCTAAACGGTTTTCGTAATTACTTAAAGATCCGGCACCGTTTGTAACCATCCCTTTTTCATCAGAAAACTTAAATGTTGTAAGCTCGTTAAATTTACTTTTAACATAATCTATAACTGAATTTATTTGATTGATTGCATCTTTAACAAAGTCAACAATGCTAGAAATAATATCAATAGATTTTTGACCTATTGCATTTGCTATTTCATCCCATAATGTTCTTAATTCTTTCCACTTATCACGAATAGGTGTGGTGGAATTTTCTGCGGCGTCTCGAGATTTATTAACAAATGTATCAATCGCTGCCCCGCCCTCACTAAATACGCGAAGCATTTCAGAAGAAAAGCCGATTAGTTTTAAAGCATTTAACTTATCAATTTCATTTGATCCATTGCGAACCTTTTCCGCAATTTCAGCAAATAACCGAGCAAACTCGCCGGGCTTACTTAGATCAAATGATTTTATATTAATGCCAATCCGGCCAAGTTTTTCAGCTAATTCGCCGCCAGATGTTTGCGCCTCGCGTATTCGTTGCGCAAGAGCGACCATTTGCTCATTTAATTCTTTAGGATCAACGCCTAAAATAGATGCCTGACGATTAAACCCTCTAAGCGCCTGTGTATTTGTTCCGAGCGTCTTAGCTGTCTCAGATAGCTTTTCTAAGTTAGAAAGGCTTGAGTAGGCAGCAGCGCCTATAGAGACAATTCCAAGCGCGGCAATCTTTGCTATATTGCCGACAGTAATGAATTGTGCTGCTAATCCTGCAAATGTAGCCTTACTAGAAGAAAATACATCCTTTATCTGAGCGCCTTGCTGAATCAAAACCATAAAAGGACTTTGACCACTAGCAAGACTAACGCCGACGTCTGCAACTTGGCGAGACAAATTAATCATTTCATGTCTGGCAAGACCAATGCTTTCTGAGGCGCCCTTGCCAACACTTTTAAAATTATCATTAACAGTTCCAATACCAGACTTTACCTTAGATAGCTCAGTCTGAATATTGGCAAAGCCGTTCTTTAAATCTGCAATATCAGCTTTAAACTGATATACGAGACTTCCGGCAACAGCTTCAGCCATTTTGTTCCTGCTTGTTTTGTTTGTTTAATTCAGCAAATAGGGCTTCGACTTCTTCAGACGTTGGCGCTTCTAATTCGCCCCCGCCCTTACGGACGCCCTTGCTTTCTAAATATCCGTCAATAGCTGCGAAGAACTCTGTCAGCGTCATGCGCCAAAAGGCGTCAGGCGTTAGGCGTAAATGGCCTAACCCTAATTTCATCCACGTCTGCCAGCGTTCCTTGCCCGAAAAGGGGTTTTGGTCGCCTTTTCTTTTGGCTCTTGTGTTTGCTGCTGCGTTAATGGAGATGAACCAGTTATGGCTGTTAGCTTTTCCATAAAGTCAGCAGGAGACATCATATCGACTGCCCTGCGGCGTTCTGGCGTTAGCTCAACTTCATTTCCACGCAACAACGCAAACATGAGTTTGCGAAGCCGTGAGGCGCTAACCTTGTCTCCAAAGTCAAGCGCCTCTTCAAATGATTCAACATCAAACTCGCTTTCGATTTCAGCTAAAACGCCTAAACCAAAAGCAAGTTCAAATGTTTCATTGCCGATACATACATCGGCATAACCACGCGCTCTATTAGCCATAAAGCCTCAATTAAGCAGGGGTTGTCGCCGCAGGATTATAAGTAATTGTTGGTGAAGTGGTTGACATCAGCTTTACAGTGAAGGTTACAGCTTCATTATATGTCGCCGTCATCTCATATTCAGTAACTTCAAAACTACCCACAATCGTAATGCCGGGCGTTACATTACTAGAAACCAATCTAAATACCTGATCTGCTCCAGAAGCAACGAGCGTAGGAAGCAAATGTGTTGGCGCATCTTTTTGATAAAGGCCAGCGGCAGAAATCTCTAGCTCAACAGTTCCTGTATCACCAAGAAGCTCGCGCCAATTATCCGTTGATGCCGGGTTTCCAATCTGAATTGACTGACTTCCGGCTGTTGGCGTTCCTGTGACAGTAGCTACTCGCGTTCCACCATTATAGGCAGTAACAGGATAAGCAACGCCACCAACGATAATGTTTTCGCCTATGTAAAAGCCAGTCACAGTTGAGACTGATGATCCATCGGAAAACGTGGTTGGAAGCGTTACAGAAGATGATGCGATAGTAGCCAAACACGAGAAAAACGCATTTGGCGAAGTTGTAACATCAACAGGATTATTGCTGATCTTAAACGATCTTGTTCTAAGGCCAGCAATGTTAGTATAGACAGGAGAGCCCCCGCCTGTCGTTCTCACGCCTAGCGCGAAAAGCGCTCCTGTCTGGCCTGCCATTTATTACCTCGTTAATTTTACAATCACAGCGTTAATTAGGCCGGAGTCGTAGCAACCGGGCTATAAGTGATGGTTGGAGCGCCAGTTGACATCAACTTAACCGTGAAGGTCGCGGCCTCATTGTAAGTGGCTGCTGCCTCGTATTCACTAACGATGAACGAGCCAACAATCGTAATGCCTGCAGAGGTAGAAGCAGACACAAGTTGGAATATCGTTGAAGCGCCAGAAACAACTAG